TCAATGATACCAAACTTCTTACGTTTCTTATTATCAACGGGTGCAATACTATTTAACATACTCGCGGATAAAGCTACTCTACCTGGTATTGGTAATATACCTCCGAATAACGATACTAAAAATACCACCATTCTTTTAGATTTAACTTTTTGTTCAAGCAGTCTGAAGATGTCCATAAGGTATCCTCTTTCTTTGAGGATACCCGTTACGAACATAATGAATATTAAATAGACAAGGAACTCTTGCCCTTTGATTAAAATCTCCATGCGAATATAATTGTGGTTCGTGATTGTTTTGCGTCTTGATTAAGACCTGGCATATGTTCAACATTTAAATAACCTTTGTTGCTAAAACGATATTGTAACAATGGGCCAAGATACCATTCTTGTGAGCCGCCATCAAAATCATTATACCTAAACATATGCGAAACACCTAGAGTTAAATCATTGTTAATGATGTTTGCATAAGATGCAGTATACGCATACTCATCTTCACGGAGTTCTTTCTTATCTGCTAGATTACCTTCGTAGATAGCATTGAAACCCCAGATACCACTTTTACCAATTCTATCACCGAGTAATAATTTAGGTTCAATACCCCAACGACCATCTAACATTTTAGTTTCCCAATATAATGTAGGATTACCCCACAACTTACCCCAGTCAGCTAACGCGTAACGGAACTCCCAAGAGAACCCTCTCCATTTGAATTCCTTGTCACCGTTTTCACCATCATAAACTGTGTGAGAATATAGATCTAATTGTAAACGCCTACCTAAACCAAAGGTGAACTCATCTCTCATTCTAATTTGAGCCGGTCCATTTCTTCTTTGTCTAATATCAAACCACTTCTCGTACATTGCAGTACCTGGAGGGTTCATCACATAGACTCTTGTGGATGCAAACATTCTCATTGTTGTCCAAAGCGGTTGACCATAAGGACCTACTTTGGTCATCAATGGTACTTTCTTTGCTGTAACAACGATCTCTTGTAATTGATTAGGGACACTGTCCGTTTGAACTTTTAAGGATTGTTCTGAACCTTTCTGAATTGCACTACTACTGTATTGTCCAAATGACATAGTGGTAGTAAACAATAGTGCTAACATTAGCGATAGCATTGTGATTGTTTTTCTCATTTTGTTTTTGTTTAAGAAAAGTTTATAAAATTGCGGGGAGGAAGAGATTCGGACTCTCGATTGAATGTTAAGTCCAATAACAGCTTCGGAGGCTGTCGGTTTAAACCACTCACCCACCTCCCCTTACAATTATTATTAATATAAACAAAAAATGTTACATAATCAACTATCTCTCTATTAAAAATATACCTAAACCATTCCAAAAGTCTTTAGAATCTTCTCCAGATGTGAATAATTGTCTAGAGTGTTTTATAAATAAATTATTGTCCTCAACAAATTTTTCAAACGCTCCACTATCCCAATTCCAATCATCCATTATAATAATTGTTTCATCTGAGAAAATCGGTAACATATTTGTTAATGCAACATACTGGTCATGGTATTTTGTTTCACCATCATAAAAAATGATGTCCACATTTGATAATGATTTAAAATCAAATGTGTGATAATCTGTTTTATATACTGATATTTTTTTAACGTCGCCAAATTTTTTAACATTATTTAAAAAATCTTCTTGTGGTAAAATATCAATATTGTGTTTATAATAGTTACCTAATTTTTGGCTCACTCCTTTAGGTGTTAGATTAGGCGACATAAAATTATCTATTGCGATTGAGTAAATGTTATTACCATAAATGGCGGAACAGAATGTGGCCCCTCGAAATACACCAACCTCAAGATATGTTGCATTATCAATGTTGCAAATGTTATTGAGAAAAGATCTCACCTTGTTACTGGTGATTCCATGTATATCTAAAATATCTTGAGTCAATTTAGATACTTCTAATTCGCCCCATTCAATTGAATCGTCGATATGTTTAACTAAGTCCATATGATTTCTTTTTATGGTCTGCAACAATATCACAATAGTTACAATCCCAACATTGGAATTTACATTTTTTTATTTTATTTCTCCAACCCTTTAGTTCTTCATGAGGAATACCGTCAAGATAAATGTGTGATGTATCTGATAGAACTTCTTTACCCTGAACATATGAGTCAACAATTTCCATCGTTTCTTTTAAACGATTGAAGCTATCCCTACCATGCATTTTGAACACATCGATATATTCCAAGAACTCATCAAACTCTTCTTTAAATGGTGGAATTGTCCCAGTCTTAAAAAAGAATGCATTGATATCTTTTTCCCATTTATGCTCACAAGTTACTTTAGATATCTCATGATGAAAGTATGGTAACTCATTATTTGTTCTTAAGTTATTGTATGTGTAATGTTCATCCATTACTGGGCATCTACCCAAACAACCCTCATTTACAAGCAACGATATTTTCACATATCTACCTTTATCTTCTTGGTATTTTAATTGTGCTCTTTTGATGTTTTTTAGTTCTTCGACATCTCTCATTAAAATTCTATCAAGGTTAATATAATCAAACCCTTGATCAGCATTATACCAAAAGTCTTGTCCAGTTGCAACCTTTCTTAATATGGTATTTTTAATTTCCATCTCAGGAAAATGTTTCTTTAACCCCATTGCAACCCAGTGACCATGTGGTATGGTTATGCACCTCAAACCCTTTTCATATAAGGATTTTAGATTATCAACAAACAATTTATAATTCTGAAAATTTGGTGAGATGTTAACATTGTTAAATGTTGCACTTATTTTAATCCCCAAAGACTTTTGAATTATCATTGCATTTTCAAATACAATATCTCTGTCCTCTTCTTTGAATACTGCACCCATCGCATCCTGCGTGAATGGTGGGATTCTACATGTGAAATAAATGTCATAGATCCACTCTTTATTTCTTTCTAAGAATGGATAAAACTCATTTATAAACATATCCTCCGTTAACATCGGATTAAACGGTATTGAAAATATTTTCTTTGTCATTTGCTACCTTCCATACAACCACCACATATTCCGTTACATTCTGTTTTATAAAAAACACAATCTAAACAATCCTGTGGGATTGAATAATTTTTATGATTATCGATATAGAGTTTATCAAACTCTTCCCTCAGACCTAATATACTATTTTCCCCCGATATTTCCAAAACGTTTTTGATTTTTACTTTATCTTCTAACGGGTAACAGTGAATTGAACTTCCGTCTGGAAAAATATCCAACGGCATAAAGCCGCATATTGTTTCATACTCGGGTATTTTAAAGGTTGCGAAGTTTAACGAATTCTCTTGAACAGCTTTTTTTGTTTTGCCCTCCCATAAGCATGGGGGTACCTGACAATCTGATGTGATCTTTATTTGATTATACAAACCAAATTTAAGTATTTTGGTCATTTCTTCTCCCATCTCTTTATTGTTGATGAGATAAGTTCCTCTCAAATCTAATCCAAGTCTTATTGCGTTTATTTTACCATCTAGTTCATGGTACATCCACTTTACATATTCGTAGAAATTTCTACTCTTCCAATCGCTTGACATAGTCAATGCCAAGTAAAGTCTTGGGTGATTTTCAAATCCCCATGTATTTGCATATGCTTTATAAATTTCTAGATAGTTTTTTTTAAATAAAACCATTCTATTTTTCTCATTAAGTTCTGCTGCATTGGGGAACGCCCACCTAATGTTCTTAATATTTTCTATCAAGTATTCTCTGGTGGTTTTACTAAATAAAAAATTACTAACAAGGTTTACTTTAAACCCTCTAGCAAAAATATGATCTAATATCCCAATAAAATTTGAATGCTGTGTTGGTTCACCCCCAAGTATTGTAATTTCTTCATTAGAGTTATTTAGACGATAATGGTCGATAATTTTATCGACCATTTCTATATCCATTTCACCTAATGTGTGTTTTAACCTTGCGTCTTCTTTAGTAAAACAAAATGAACAACCTTTAGCACAAGTTCCATTTATCGCTAAATTCATTAACTATAATTTAAAAGTCCATTTTCAATGTAAGAGGAGTTGTTTCAACATTTTCATCTTCTCTTTGTTGCTTACTCATTGCAACGCCAAACTTCTCATGCTTAAGTCTGTGACAATCAGCAATAGTTTCACACGCTTTAATTCTTTCTTCTAATAGTTGTTGTTCTAACAATAAATTAGCCAATTTTGTATTGTACGATGTGACATTGTTAATTATTTTTTGTATGAATGTTGCTTTATCAATATTTCTGCCAGCAGATAAAATATCAATAATTGGTGTTTGATAATCATCATCTGCAATCCAACCAAACGCTTCTCTTTTCTGTTCTTCCCATGTGTCTTTTTCTAACACAGAAGCATCAAGCATAAGTTCTTTATACCTTTCAGAGAATCTATCAGCAACTACTTTTTTCATAACAGCTTTGTTAAATGCTACACTAGATGCTTTGTCTTCATCCGTGAGAAAATGTTTTACTTTTTCTGTTTCTACTTCACCAGATTCAGCTAACTGCGGAATCTCATCCATAATGTGTGAGTTAGTTCTAACACTAATATAATCTTTATATATGTCCGCAAAAACAAATCCTCTAGCAACTTCTTCTGGTATAACGATTGCCCCAAGTTTGTTTAATTCAACTCTCATGTCGTTGTATTCATCTGCTATTCTACCATAATTGTAATTTAAGTACATTCCAACTACGTGTATGTAACCTGGAACATTTCCTTGAACTTTAAAAAGTATGTGTGTCATTATAATAATTTTTCTGTTTCTATTTTATTCGGCTCTGTTAATTTCAATTGATTCTTTAATGACTCTTCAATTGAAAAATTATTTGTTGTTGCTTCTGACATTAATTGATTAATGTTTTTGTCAATTGAAATTGTATATGCTGAAGCTAGTGTTAAGACTTGCTTTTGTTGTTCTGGGTCCATCATAAGAATTGAATCTAAGTTACCAGTACCAATTCTACCATATGAAATCATATCTAACATAGCTTGTTTAGCCATACGAACTGTCCAATATTCATGTTCATATTTTTCTTCCAATGCTTTGTTACCAAAAACGTCAATTAATTTTGTACCATCTGGAAGAACAGCATCATCTGTTTCCAAATATTCTTTAATCAAATCTATAAACCCTTGTCTTTCAATATATGCATCTTTTAAATTTCTTTTAAACTTTCTTAAATCAACACGTTTGTCGGCAATGGTTAAATCAACCATTTCTTTTCTTTTAGCGTCGGTAATAAATTCTTTACTCTCCTCATCCATTTGAATTTCTAGTTCTGCTTTTCTTACTGTATATTCCAAATGTTCAACAGCATCTTCCCTACCTCTTAATTCCAAAAGCCATTGTTTTAATCTTGCATATGGTGTTATTTGTGCCCCGCCAACGAAATTGTATGCTTTGTATTTTGGTAGTGCGAAAGACATGTCTTCAGATATTTGCATTAATTTTTCATCAAAAGGATTATTGATGAAGTTAGATCTGTCATATTTGTAACCTTGTTCCATATTTGTTTTTTTATTTAATATACTCAAAAATTTTCATAATGTCAACTATTATCTCCAACCACAATGACCAGATGATGTTCCAGCATTAACTCTGGGTGCTAATCCAGTAACAGCGTTTGAACCAGTATCTGTTGCATAAACAAATTGCCAACTACTGTTATTTTGACCAGTACCATCATAATTTCCTAACATGTATTGCCAGTCTTGGCCCATTCCAAAGTTTTCTTCACCACAATTGGGGTGAGGTTTGGCTACGTTACCGATGTTTGTATCTGTTGCATTACTCCACCTTCTTAAATTGTACCCCCCATTGTATGAACCTTCATTCCCGCAGTAACCTTTACCTACTTTAGAGCTGATTCCCTTTTGTTGAGCATGCGCTGACCATTGTGTGGATGAACTTGGCGTCTCATTTGAAAAATTAAATTTAATTCCTGAACTGTTTGTCCACGCATACCCAAAACTTTCGTCAAAGAATGCACCGCCTCCGTCAGAAGCATTAATAGATGTTACCCCAAATCCACTCACATAACTTTCATTTGATAAATTAAATTTTTCAATTGAAGTTGACCCGCCTGAAATTAAATAAGCAAACTCACTTTCTTTTTGCATGGTAGCGACGTCACTTCTAGCTATACCAGTATTAAATTTTGTTTGATGTGCGTAGTTTGTATCATTAAACATGTTGATGGCAGATGTTCTGGTTCCATGAACACTATCAGGACCTTTCCATGCCCCATCATCATTTACGGACCAAATAAATAATATTGTTTTATTACATGCGCCAGAGGTATAAGAAACTGGATAATCCAACAACTCACCAATGTGTGTTGTTTGACTCGTTGAGTTTGTTGTTTTATGAACGTTTCTCCATGGTGACGCGTCTTTATAACCTCCAGCCAAATATGTATATGCTAAAATTTGTCTATATTTAAATGCTATTGGCACAGGTTCTTGCGCCGCAATTCTTTCCCATCCATTATCAATATTTGATACCCCGGTATATAACATTAAAAAACTACCGCTGTTGGATTCTTCTAAGTACAAAGATCCTGATAATGGTGAGCCTGGTCTATTTGCTCTAGTTCCTTTAGGTGGTCTATTAATAACACTATCTGATGTTAAACTACCACTAACTTCTAAATTCTCGTATATCATAATTTAATTATTTTTATGCTCTCCAACCACAATGTCCGGATGATGTCCCCGCATTTACGCCAGGGGCTAGACCGCTTACGCTGGTCGTCCCGGTGTCCGTTGAGTAATAAAATTTCCAACTTGTATTATTTTGAGCGCCATCATAATTACCCAACATATATTGGTGATCTTGTCCCATTGTAAAATTTTCTTCGCCGCAGTTTGGATGTGGTTTTGTTACGTTACCGAGATTGGTGTCGTTCGCGTTGCTCCATCGTCTAAGATTGTAACCGCCGCTATAAGACCCCTCATTTCCGGCGTAACCTTTTCCAACTTTAGAACTTATTCCCTTCTGTTGTGAATGTGCCCCCCACATTCCAGATGATGTAAATGTTTCTGTGGCAAAACTCATTTTAATTCCTTCACTAGATGTCCAACCGTATCCAAAATTTTCATCAGAAAATGCTGAACCACCATCACCACCATTTATTGTTGATAAATTAAAACCAGTTGCAATTGTCTCCGTACTTAGGTCAAATTTTTCAACAGTGGAGCTACCGCCTGTAAATAGATATGCAATTTCAGTTTCTTTGTGCATAGTTCCAACATCGCTTCTAGCTGTTGTTATGTTAAACTTAGAATTATGTGCATACTTGGTATCGTTTGCCATATTAATTGCAGATGTTCTCACACCATTAACATCACTTGGCCCCTTAAATGCGTTGTCTTCATTGACAGACCAAACAAAAAAAATATATTTACTACAAGCTCCAGATGTATACGACGCAGGAAAATCTAATAACTCACCAATGTGTGTTGTCTGATCGGTCGCATTAATTGTTTTGTGGACATTTTTCCAAGGAGAAGAGTTTTTATAACCTCCAGCAAGGAAAGATGTACTAATTATCTGTCTGAATTTAAAACTAACATTGGCATTTACTTGGGATGATACTCTAACCCAACCACTATCGTTATTACTTACACCAACATAAACCATTAAAAAGCTACCACTAGCAGCTTGTTCTAAATATAAAGAACCCGTTTGTGGACTACCTGGTCTATTGGCTCTTGTCCCTATTGGTGGTTTGGTTACCCCTTGTCCTCTTAACGAACCACTTATTTCTATATTTTCGTGTAGCATATCTTATAAATACAAATTTTATGTTCTCCAACCACAATGTCCAGATGATGTTCCCCCATTAACTCCCGGAGCTAAACCAGATGGGTTAACAGTTCCCGTGTCTGTTGAATAAATAAATTTCCAACTTGTGTTATTTTGTAAACCATCATAATTCCCTAGCATATACTGATGGTCTTGTCCCAGAGTAAAATTTTCTTCTCCACAATTTCCATGTGGTTTTGCCACATTACCTAAGTTTGTTTCAGTAAACACGTTCCATCTTCTTAAATTATAACCACCGTTGTATGTTCCCTCGTTACCCGCATACCCTTTACCAACTTTAGAACTGATACCTTTTTGTTGGCCACTAGCCCCCCATTGTTGATTTGCAGTAAATGTATCATTTGCAAAGAATAATTTATTTCCACTCTCCGATCCATAACCATAACCATAATTTTCATCAGAGAATCCAGACGCACCTAAACTACTTGTTAAAGACGTTGTTGTTGTAATATATGGAGCACCTGCTTGGTAGTATACACTATACATTGTTTCATTTGTTAAATTGAATTTCTCAACGGTCGCAACACCGCCGCCAAAAACCCAAGCGAACTCTGTTTCTTGAAACAACGTTCCTAAGTCGTCTCTAGCATTTGCTAAATCCCATTTTGATTGGTGAGCATATGCTGTTTCATTAACCATATGAACACCTGTTGTCCATGTAGAATGTATTTGTGTTGCCGATTTCCACGC